GCGCCCGAATTATCAGGCGTCAGTTGCAGCCCGGTGGTGGTGGTTGCGTTAAAGACGTTTGCCATTATGGTCCCGCCGCAAAGGTTATAGTGCCGTAGATTGTCGGCTGGTGAAGGGTCGAAGAATACCACAGCGTCGTGCTGGCGGCTTTAAACTCAAGCCAAGCGTTTACCGGCAACGTGATCGCCGCATTTGTGCCCAAAGCGTCGATCGCCGCGCCGCTTGCCGGGTAGACGTTTACCGGGTTGGTTCCTCGATTGAAAACCCAAACAATGCGTCCGGTCGTTGCTGTGGGTAACGTCACGCCGGACGGATTGGCCGCCGTCGTCGTGATGACGTTATAATCGCTCGTCAACGCGCCTTGGCCTTGAGCGTTTGTGCCCGCCGTCACGGTCGCACTGGTCGAAAACGTCGGGGCGGATAACGCAGGGCCGTTCGCCAATACGGCGTTACCGGAACCTGTCGTGGCAAGTCCTTGGATCGTGGAAACGCCCGTCCATTGCGCGATCTGCCCGTTCGACGGCGTGCCGGAAGACGACACGTTGCCGCTGCTGCTTGGCGTGGCCCACGTCCCGTCTCCTCGGATAAAAGTCGAACTGCTGGGCGTCCCGGTAATCGCCGCGACAGCCGTAACGCTGCTCAACATATTGCCGGTGGTTGGCAGCGTTACCGACGTCGTGCCGGTCGTTGTGAGTGTCGTGTTAAACGCGCCACTGGTCGCCAACGTGCTACCATTTGCCAGCGCCAAAGTGCCGGTTGTCGTGCTGATTGTTAGGCCGTTGACGCTAGTCGCCGTAGCTACGCCCAGCGTTGGCGTCGTAAGAATGGCGTTGGTTGTTAGAGCAATGCCGCCAGACCCGCTTACCGCCGATCCAAGGGCGGTAATGACGCCTGTGCCGAGCGTCAGTTCGCCAACGACAGTGCCGTTTTGATAGAGTAGAGTATTTGCTGCACCACCACTAATCGGCGTTGTGCCGACGGTTATGGTGGATGGACCTGTTGCGCCGGTAACACCGGTTGCCCCCGTGGCACCTGTGACACCTGTAGCACCAGTCGCCCCGGTAACACCTGTTACACCAGTCGCACCCGTCTGGCCAGTAACACCCGTTGCACCAGTCGCGCCTGTAATACCCGTCGCCCCTGTAACGCCCGTGGCACCGGTAACACCAGCCCCGGTAACGCCGGTTGCCCCTGTAACACCAGTAGCGCCGGTTACACCGGCACCCGTTACGCCCGTAACACCAGTCGGACCAATCGGACCAGTCGCACCCGTTACGCTAGCACCCGTTGCACCCGTCGGACCAACAACACGAACCGCCAGATTGGCAATTTGCTGCGACGTTACCCGAACAGAAGTCCCCGCCTGAACAGCCGGTATCTGCTCCGTTCCATTCAAACCAACCGCCGCCGGCAAATTAGGGATCGTTGTATTCGCCATCTGTTACGGTCCCGTCTGCGGTATCTGCACGTAATTATACGGCAGACCCATGTTCATGGTCACCATGTTTGTCGTGCCGGTCAGTAAAGAACCCGCCGGTATTACTGTGTTCGTCATATACGTGAAAGCAGTAGCCGTTGTCACGGTGATAGAATACGCCCCATCAGCCAAATTGTTCGACAAGCCCTGCACACCAATCTGCGCGTTCGTCGCCAAACCATGCGCCGAAGAACACGTCACCGTGATAACAGTCGTGCCAATCGACGATACCGACAACAATGGCAGCTTCACCGCCCACTGCGTATCCATCACCAAAGGCATCTGGGCGTTCTGCGTATAGCCCGTAGGATTGCCTACAGGCTGGGTATTCAACGCGCTGCCATCCTGCATATCCAGAACGGTCGTAGATGGCACAGGCAAGCCTGTAAGCGGGTCTGTCGTGCCTGTCCCAACCGTCATGTAATCAGTCTCGTCCGCCTGATAATATTCAACGCGAGCATTGATGATCGGCGTCGGATCAGGCGGCACGACAATCGCCCGCAACTGCTCTTGCGGCAAATCATAACAACGATCACAAACCAGAATACGAAGGTTTTGAAGCGACGTGCCGCGCCAATCAAACTGCCACTTCAGCTTGGCATGATTATACCAAATCCCGCACCGGTCGCAGACGCCAAATGCGCGGGGGTTCTTAGAACTTGTTCTTGCTCGACCAGACTGGGAGGCCCATGCCATTCAAGCCTCCTACCTGTAATAACCTTGGATCTGCGGGGAGACGTAATATTGAGCCTGCTCTACGTTTTGTTCCGCCGCAACCGTATACGACTCGTCAGCAAACGGCTTCAGCAACGGCACTTTGTCTGGCGCCCAAACCTGGGCCAACCGCAATGCCAAACCATAAGCAAAGGCTTCCATCCAGATCGGCGGAATATCGACGTTAGCAGCACCCGCTAAGGCCGAGTCTTCGATCTGCTGCACGGCATAGTAACTCATAGATGTCTCATTGCCGTCCGGCACCGGCCACAAGCTAATCGTCGGCGAAAGCAACCGGTCGAACCAATACGTCGTCGGCCAACCTTGCTGCGTTTTATTAGGGTAGGACGCATATTCAGTGCGGCTGACCGGCATAATAATACGATCAATCGCCGTTGATCCGCTGCCCGTCGTAATATAGGTGTCCAAAATCATGACGATATTGGGGTTTACCGTATACGTTGCCGTGCCTTGAACCAGCGGGGTCGTAACCAACTCTACCTTCCACAAATTCACCCCACGGTTCGACCAGTTCATCAGCATCATGTTTGCCGCCATAACGGCAGACTCAAAATGCTCTTGAACTAGCGACGTGCTGCGAATGCCGCAAAGATTGAACGCATAAAGCGTAATCTCACCAAGCGCAGGGTTGTAGTTGTAGGTGTTGGTTGTCGCCATTACAGCGTCCCGTCATTGAGAACCAAAACACCGCCGATGTTGATGCTAACCACCGCCGCAGTCGCGCTACTAGGCGCAATCTGCCACCGAATATCGGTCCCCGCCGCGTAACCGAAGGGAAAATGCCGTTGCACTTCATAGTTTGTATTAAACGGCGATTGTAGAATAACACGCTGAACACCAGACGAGGAGTTAGTCACAGCGCGATATGTCGTATAGTTAGCAGTATTTCCGTTGAACGACGAATATGCCCCAAAACGATACATATACAACGTGTTACCCGCCGGAACCGTATAAACAGTCATCTGGGACGTGCCAAGGCTGGCCGTCACGCCATTGATGGTGCCAGTGTTTATCTGGGCATAAACGACCGTGCCGCCAGTATTAGACAGCGTAATAACGCCCGCAGGATTAGTGGCACTGCCCACATACACCGAAATATTATTGATGCGGAAATACTGGTTTACAGTTGGCACGTTCGTCGTGCCATTAAGAACCAATACTTCAGAAATCGCGTTGTAGTTAGCATCCAACCCCGAAATCAAGATCGAGGCAGTGTCAGTGTTGACCGTGCTAACAAGGTTCATTGTAATCGCCGACGGAGGAAACGCGTAATCCGTCGAAGACATGTTTTCCCAAACGGTGCGAAATAGATTGGCCGTGGCCGGTGTCGTGCCATACCCAAACACGTTTGCCGCCGTGTGACCATAAATCTGACCACGCGAAACCTGCAATTCAAACGGCTCATAACGCCCAACCCGAGTGATGGACTGATTGACTACACCGGTCATTAGTTGCAATCCCATTTACGGAGAGATTTGTTGATCCGACTATTCGGATCATGCGCCGTCTTGGCAGAAGCTAAATGCTTCCGCATACCTTCCATCCGCGCACAAAAAGAACGACGCCGAGCGGCTTCCAGTTCACTATGCTGCGCTTGTTCGCGGGATACCGGCGGCTTGATATTATGCCCTTCGGCCTTCAGAGAAGCGCGGCCCTTGGCGTTTAAACCGCCTTCAGGATTTTTACCTTCACGGCGTGTCCAAGCACCAGCCATAACGCCCTCCAAGAAAGTATGGGGGCCGAAGCCCCCAGCCTTTAGCCCATCGTCTCAGGCTCAACATGACGGCCCTTAGCCGGGGTGCCATGACGAGCAGAAGTGAACGGGTTAGCGTCAGAAGTCGCACGGCCACCGCTCTTACGCGGCTTACGACCAGCGTGATGCTTGGCAGCCTCGCCATGCACCGAGCCAACATGCTTCACATGACCCATGTGGTGATGCATCACATGACCGCCGCGCTTGCGCTTCGCACGGCCACCGTGCTTACGCTCCTCAGCCTCTTTCTCAACGCGGCTGTGGTTGTATTCTTCCGGCTTGTCCTTGAGGTCCATTTCAGCCTCATTCACACCCTTCATGTCACTCTCCACTTCACCGCCAGTCTTGCGGTGCTTGCGAGCCTTAGGAGCGCCATGCACGCCATGGTGCGCCACTTCGTGAACGCCATGATGAGCGTGATGCTTTTTCGTGTGATGCCCGTGGTGGGGAGCACCATGGTGCGCGGAATGATGAGCCATTGCTGCCTCCTACTACGAAGCGTTGTTGATGCCCTGGATATAGAACACCGTCAGGGTGCCTACGCCAGTGCCAGTGTTAGCCGAAGTCACCTTGATCTGAATGTCAGTCGGACCACCAGTCTGGAAGGTCGAGTTGCTGACATTGTCCCAGTTTGCAATCTGCGTGGCACCAGTGCCAGGAAGGATCGTAAGCTGGCCCAAAGCACTGGCGGTGACAGCGTTAGCCGCCGTAAACGCAGTCGCTGCGTTCGTGCCGGCAGTCGCACCAATGTTCAGAGTAGCCGCAGCACCAGACCAAACCGACGTCACCATCAGGTAAATGTCAGTGATCTGGCTCTGCGCCGGGATCGTGATGTCCGCAGCACCGTTAGCTTGCGTAATGACGCTACTCTGCGCCATCTGCACATAGCCAAGGTTTTGCGTTCCAACCGACGACCCAAGGGCAGCAAGGTTGCCCGTGCCATCGCTAACAAGCACGTTACCAGCCAGCAGCGGCCCGGTGAAGGCGGTAGCCGGGGTTACCGGGCTACCGTTGGGGTTCGGATACTGTCCGGGGACAATATCGTTGATTAGCGTCGCCATGAGGTTACTCCTTTCCTAGTGATCCCAATCACGAAGTCGGGAAACTGCCCCAGATTGAACGCCAATTGTAGTATCCAAAACTATAACGTTCGTAGGCTTTCACCAACAAATTATCAGAGACGAAATCGACTTGCATATCCGTCTCGAACTTAACGCGCTCCATGTAGGACAGGCCGTCGATGTTGGTCAGCAGGAACCAAGCATAGGACGAGGTCAAGAAGTCGTTGACCATGTAGCCTTCGGACAGACCGCCCGCCGTCGTGAGGATGGCGTTGACGTCGTTGTCGGCAGTGCCAGGGCGCAGTTCCGTCTTCAGCAGGCGGATTGCAACCGGCTCCAACTGCGGCGGGATGACCAGCTTACGACCGCGAGCAAACACCTTCAGACCGGCTTGGTCTTTGAAGTTTGTGCGGATCGAGATCATGCCGTTCAGCAGCGTCGCCTCGTTCAGATCGACCGGGGTCGAAGGAATGTTGGCAACGGTCGAACCGTCAATCGGGTGGTTGGAGGCGCACAGCGCAACACCGTCACCGCCGACGTTGGCGTTGTAGGTGGTCGCAGTGTTCAGGACGTTCGCGCCGTAAATTTCCTTGGTCTGCTGGAAGGACTCGATCAGGCCAAGGTTCGACGGATGGAACTGGGTCTTGTAGAGGTTATCGTCCACCGCCTTGCGGGTGATGGCATAACCAAGACCGATTTCCGTGTGTTCCTGGTTGTAGACATAACGCTCACCAGCGCCGTTGTCGAAGGCGGTCTGACCACCTTCAGTCTTCAACTGCGCGAGACCCAGGAAGCGCAATTCGGCGGTACGTTCCAAAGCCAGCTTCGAGTCATGCTTGGTGAAGATCTTGTCGTATTGCGACGGGATCATCTCATACTTGCCTTCGATGCCACGAAGGCCCGGCAGGAGAAGATCCTTGATTGCTGAAAGATTAACAGCCATTGGTCCTTACTCCTGTTAGATGCCGGTCACGCCAACCTTCATCGCAGCGTTATTGAACGC